GTCGCTCAGGGCCATCGACACGAGCTGGGTCGCCGTGTTCATGGTCGGTGCTGCGCCTGCCGGGGTCAGCTGCACCACGAACTGGACGTGGCTGCCGTTGAGCGGGGCCGGCGTGAAGCTGCCGCCTGCGATCAGGTTGCCGCCGGCCGTGTAGGTCGGGGCGACGAAGTTGCCGCGCTTGTTGAGACGACGCAGGTTGAGGACACCCGTGCCGCTCTGGTAGCCGATCGGCCATGCCGCAGTGCCGCCGGCGCCCTGGAAGGTGAACAGCGCGATCTGCTCGACCGAGAGGAAGTCGCCCTGCGGGATGCCCGCTGCGATCGCCGACACCGCGAGGTGGACGAAGCAGAGGTTGAAGACGCCGTTCTGGAAGTCGGTGTCGATCTGCGGGTCGAAGTTCATGAAGCGGGCGTTGCTGCCGGAGAAGTCCGTGTACGCCGACATGGTGCCGGAGACGAAGGACTGCGACGGACCGCTGAAGACGCCGACGGCCAGGTTGGAACCCGACACCGTTGCGCTGCCCGAGTGGACCTTGGAGTAGCCCACGTTGACCAAGTCGTACATGCCGCCCGTGGCCAACGATCCCGACTGGATGCCGCGACCCGTCGGGTTGTTGTAGATCGACTGACCGGACGCGTAGGTCTCAGCCGTCGCACCGCCTGACAGGCCGAGGCCGGCGTTGCCGCCGACGTTGCTGCCGTAGGTGTAGTCCAGGTAGAAGATGAGGCCTGAGGGCAGGCTCATCGGCTGGATCGACACCAGCTCGTTCGCGATCAGGCCGCCGAAAACGCGGCGCACGATCGGGAAGGCGATGTTGGAGAAGCCCTGGATCTGGCCGCTCGAGCCTCCGGAGGCTCCACCGGTGGAGATCGAGTTACCGGCCTCCTTCAGGACCTGAGCTGCCTGGTTCTCCAGCAGCTGGGCCATCGTCTCGCGCTTGACGCCATCGAGGCCGCGGAGCAGGCCTGTGCGGCTCCACTTCTCGACGAGCCTGGCGCGCTCTGCGCCGACGTGCCGCTCCTTGATGCCGGCGGCGAGCTGTTCCATGGTGAACGACTTCATCTGTGTCTCCTGATCTCTAGATAGTGGCGAGGAACGGTTCCTGCATCACCTACGGGTGATGCCTGCGAGCTGCGCCCACCGCTCGGCCTCGTAGCCCTCGTTGAGGGCTGCCGTGGATGCGGGGCGGGTCGCCCGAGAACCGGAGCCCAGGACCGTGCGGTCCCTGCCCTCGGTCACCGGCCTGGCGGAACCGGCCAGCGTGCTGGCAAGGCTCTCGTAGACCAGCTTGGCCTCTCGAACCGTCTTCGCCGTGTCGAGCTGCTTGATGACCTGGGCCTTCTGCCGGGTCGTCAGCTGCTCGTTCTGGAGAAGCTTGTTCGTGTAGAGGAGCTTCGCGTTGAACAGATTCGTCTCTGCCAACTTCTTGCGGAGGGAGTCGTCGGCCTGAACCTCCGCGGGCCGTGCGGCACCGCTATTCGAGCGGGCCTCCTGCAGCTTCCGGGTGGCGGTCGCCACCAGCTGCGTGATCTTCTTGGCGCGGGTCACCGATTCGTTGAACCGGCGTGCGACCAGCGCGTACTCCTTCTTGACCTCGCTCAGCCGCTTCGCGTTCTTGGCGGTGCGGGGGAGGGTGGCCTCCTTCTTCAGGGCGACCGCGCGGGCCTTGGCCCGCTCCTGCAGCTTCTTCTCGAAGCCGAGGCGCTTCAGGCCTTCCTGACGGGTGACAGCGAAGCTATCGCCGGGCGTCCGGGCCTGTGCGTTCTTGGGCTGGCTGTTGTTGCCGCCCTTGCCGTTCGGGTCGATGGCCTGGTCCAGGTCGGACTCATCGAGGTCCTGATCGGCCTCGTCCATCTCCTGGTCCTGCTCGTCCATCTGGTCCTGGGCCTCGTCGAGGTCCTCGTCGGCCTCTCCCAGCGGGAGGGCTCCGGGAGCCGGAGACTTGTCGACGATGTCCTGCTCGTCGAACTCGCCCTCGTCCTTGCCGCCGCCGAAGGAGTCGAAGTGGTCGGCGCCGTTACCCCACGACTGGGGCTTGGTCTCGGACCCACCGGTGCCGGTGTGGTTCTCGCGGATGTTCCGCATCCTGGCGATCTCGCGCTTCAGCATCTTCTCGTCGATCTCGACGATCGTGTCGTCGCTCAGCCTGCGGCTCTCCATCTGGTCCCCACCTTCCTGTCCCTGGTCTCCACCGAAGTCGAGGTCACCGAGGTCGTCGCCGCCCTCTTCGTCGTCGCCGAGCTCATCGCCGCCCAGTTCGTCTTCGCCCTCTTCGTCTCCCGTGACGAGATCGACAGCGACGTCATCGAGGGCGTCCTCGACATCATCCGGCAGGCCAGTCAGCTTCAGCGTGAGGTCCGCCTCGTTCATCTGACCCTTCTTCGTCTTCTGCGACATCGTCGTTGACTCCTGGAGTTTGTTGAGGTCCCTGAAGGACGCCTCGAGCAAGTTCTCGTATGAACCCTTCCGTGCCCGGTCAGTGACCTTCTCCTGCACGTGGTCATACATATCTTCCACACGAGAAATCATCTGAGCGATTTGCACACGATACCCGCGGGATGAACGAACGATCCTTCCGGCACTCTTGAAGGCCTTCACCTGTTCGACCAAACGCGCGATCGCCTCAGCCAAGGTAGGCCGGCGGCGGGCAGCGAGCGGGCGCAGGGCCTCGATTGATTCGAGGCTGATCTCGAACTCCTGGTCGGGACCGCCTTGGGGTCCTAGACCCGGAGGGGCACCTGCACCGAGAGCATCAGTGTCTTCTAGGCCTGGGGGTGCGCCAAACATGGGAGGCGGCACCGGGGTGCCAGGCTCCGTCGAGCACATGCCGTCGAGGTCCAGTGTCACCTTGCCCGAGGCATCGGGCGGGCCGACGCCGGCGGCCGGACCGGCGTTGCCGACAGGCACACCTGCGGTCGGGTCGATGGCGACCAGGTCTGTCATCAGTTCGCCCTCGGGGGCAGGCGCCCCCGGTTCTGCCGGGGCCTCGTCGTCCATGGGCTCGCCCAGCAGGGCGTTGTCGATGAACTCACGGATACGAGGAGTGACCGCCTCAAGCACGGCACGCTTGGCGTTGTCCTCGGCCACCTGCTTGACCTTCTTGACGTCCGCCAGCGCCTCTTCGTACAGCTGCTTTGACATGCTCTCTCCGCGAACCTGGGACTAAGTATCGTCCCCCCGACTAAGATGGGTGACGGTTCAGACGTTGCCGCCTGAGTTGCCCAGCACCTGAGGTGCGCCGATGGTGTTGTTGCTGTAGATGGCGGGGCCGTCGGCTGCCGGGACACGCAGGTCCTGGCCCGCCGAGTCTTCCGTCGTCGAGAACTCCTGCAGGTCAGCGATCGCGATCTTGGGATCGACCGACTTGTCCTTGCCGTCCGTCAGGCCCGGGCCAGGCGACGTGATGTCAGGGGCGTACGGATTGGCAGGGTCGCCAGGGTTGGTCCACTTGACCTTGGTGACATCGGGCGAGTTGCCGTAGCCGCGCTGCACGC